GGACATTCCACAACGGTTAATAACCGTTGTCCAGTGTAACAGCTGGCTGGGTGGATTCCCTAATCATCCGGTTTCCTCTTCTGGAGCCTAACTGCTCTAGGGGTGTGGTGATACCACACTGCTACCCTAGTTGTAGGTAGGTGTACCAGATAGGACACTCTAATCCCCCTCCCTGCAAAGGTTGGGCGGACTAGAGTCCGTTCGAATAGGGAAATCCTGTTGGCTAACCCCATACTAATTTTCACCCTTTATGAAGAAAGAACTTAAGCGTTTATCAAAACACTTTCAGTTTCTTTCTAAACATTTAGGCTGAATCCGTGGATTTTTAAATCCCGGAGTCGCTCCCAGGGAGTTTGACCCTCTCCTAAGCTCTATACGTCGAGTCTTTATGACTCGGGGTACAGTAGCTGGTATTGCCTATGTTAAAGCAATACGGGGAAACTATCTAAATTACCTTTCCGGTAATAAAGTTAGAATCCCAGGAGTAAGGTTGACATCTGCGGGTTTACCTCTGGCCTTTGGCCCTTTATTGAAATATTTTAGTGGATCGGGTCCTCAAGCAGAAATGCTCCAGTTCCTGAACACTATCTTATTTTCAACAAGGGCTTTAAAAAGTAGTCCTCAGCTAGATACTAGCTCTATTACTCTACCCTCGAAGAGAGGTTATGAGTATAGTGATATAGATCTTTACGCTGAAGACTTCTGAAAGGCTTTGGGGTATTTCCACAGAGGCCATATCCCTCGTCCACTTAAATTCCGCCGCTTTCACTTTACAACCAAGACAGGACCGTTAGGTCATGCCTTGGCCTCTTGGGTTGATGATTTATTCAGCTTGCCTTATCAGCTAGTTGAATCTATCAAGACCCTTGGGGGGTGAAAGATGGTGGAGTTTATGGACGTGGCATTTGGTCAAGAAGATCTTGTCAGAGGAATGTCTACTGGGTATAAGGCATCTAATAGTGCCTGACCACTCAGAAGACTTTCTTTCTTTGCTGATAAAGAGGGGAAGACTAGGGTAATCGCAATTTTAGATTACTTTAGTCAAACAGTCCTTAAAGGACTGCATTCCTATCTCTTTAGAGCTTTGAAGAAAATTCCTCAAGACATGACCTTTGACCAAGGCGCCTTTAAAGCACGAGTAGCTGACTGGCCTATCTATTACAGTGTCGACTTATCGTCGGCTACTGATAGATTTCCAATACAGCTTATCTCTCGTGTTCTAGAGGGCCATCTGCCAGTTCCCTATGTCAAGGCGTGGGAAGACGTGATGGTAGGTTACCCCTTCAAGGTTCCTACAGAAGATAATTGTATTAATTACTCTGTAGGTAACCCTATGGGGGCCTATTCATCATGAGCTTCCTTTACCCTAGCCCATCATTACATCTTCTTTTATATCGCTCGCCTTTTAGGCAAGGATTGAAAGACTCTCCAGTATGTTTTACTGGGAGACGATGTTTTGATAGGTGACAAAGAGGTAGGAGAACTATACCTTCAGGTGATAACTGACCTAGGTGTAGATGTTTCTTTAGCTAAAACTCATGTAAGTTTAACAACTTTAGAGTTTGCTAAGAGATGAATACACAAAGGTCAAGAAATCTCACCCGTTCCGATCTCAGCTCTTAAACAAGTTGGTCGTAAGTATTATCTACTTACAGCCTTCTTGATGGAGCTAGAACCGAAAGGGTTTGATTTCTCTGGGGGTATCCAACAGGTGGTTCAGTCTTTCTTCAGTATGGTCCATTCCAAGAGAAGATCTTTCGCAAGATCTCTCGGGGAAAAGGCATACATCGTAGAACGGGTGATGAGAATCATCCGGGGGGCCCCAGCGGCCGAACACCTTAATCAGGTGTCTAGGCACTTGGGTATCCCTCTAACTATAGTAAGTAATAGAACAGCTAACAAATTGTTAGCCTCTATTGCTCTACAGTTATTCAACGAGAGTGATCCTGCACGGAAGACCGGTGGTAAACCACTTGGTCTTCTGGCTGAACATTTGGTTATGTTCATTACAGGTCAACTTGAAGAAAAGCCTGAAGCCATGGCTCTTCTGGATAGCCCACTACTTCATGCCTATGGAAACATAGAGCAGAGTTATCTTGATTTACTCAAGATGACTCGTAACAGTGATTTCATTGGACCAACAGGTAACTGACCGTTACTTGTCAGGTCCATGCAAATCCCTCTATCCGATGAAATTTTCATCGATAGAAATGCTGGTACTGAAGCTATGGGGGCATCCCGAATTTG